CTTCCGCACCGAGTACCTCGCGCGTGTCCTGTGCGACGAAAAGGGCGGGCTGCTGTTCACCCGCGACCAGGTCGAGAAGCTCGCCAGTAAGTCGGGCGCGGTGATGGGCCGCCTGTTCGACGAGGCACTGCGGCACAACAACATGAGCGAGGCCGATGTGGAGCAGCTGGGAAAAGGCTAGGAGCGTCGCCCACGCGGCGCTTCATGTTCGCCCTCGCTGGTCACCTGAAGATGACGGTGAAGGAACTGTCGGAGCGGATGGATTCGCAAGAACTCACGGAGTGGATGGCATACACGCGGTATTACGAGGCGCTGCCCGATGCGTGGCGGCAGACCGGGCTGACGGTCAGCGCCTTGTTGGCACCGCACTGCGAGAAGGGCAAGGCACCACGGGCGGAAGATTTCGTGCCGATTGAGAAGGCACCGCAGCACGGCGATCAGATGTTGGCACAGATTCAGATGCTCAAGGCGGCACTAGGCGGGTGATGTATGGCGACGGTCATCGGCGTCGGGATGCAGATGACGGCTTCGGCCGCCGGCATGACCAAAGGTCTGTCGGAAGGCGAGCGTGCGCTTGGGCTGCTGCAAAAGATCGTCGAGCAGAATCAACAGTCGATGGCGAGGTTCGGGCAGCAGGCTACCAAAACGTCTCAGCAGCTCGACGGCCTGACCAAGACGACCACGCTGCTGTCTCGCATTGAGATCGGCCGCCTGCTAATCGACGGCGCGCAGGCCATCGGCAGCGCGTTCTCGTCTATTGCGAATCAGGTTTCCGGCCTGGTGTCGAACGTCAATTCGTCCATCGACACGCTCAACGACTTGTCGGCCCGTACCGGCATCGGGGTGGAGCAGCTCCAGAAGTACGCCTTCGCAGCCAAGCTGGCCGGCGTGGATACCGCCCAATTTGGCACTGCCGTCCAAAAGCTCGCCGTGAACATCGGCAAAGCCACGCCGGGCGGCGAGCTCGACAAGTCGCTGCGGGCCATCAACCTCAGCGTGACGCAACTGCGGGCCCTCGCACCCGAGCAGCAGTTCTCTGTGATCGGCCAGGCCATTTCGCAGTTGCCGACTGCCGCCGATCGCGCCGCGGCGTCGGTGGCCGTGTTCGGCAAACAGGGTGCCGCTCTGGCCCCGCTGTTCCGCGAAGGTGCCGCCAGCATCGAAGAGCTGCAGGCCCGTGCCGAGCGGCTTGGCGTCATCGTCAGCGAAACGCAAGTCAACAACGTGGCGGCGATGAACGACGCCTTTGACACCGTGCGAGCCACGATCCAAGGCATCATTGGCCAAGTGATCGGCAACCTCGCGCCGGCTGTCACGGCCGTCACGGAAGAGTTCCTGCGGTTTGTCGAGGAGTGGAGCGGCACCCAGGGCCAGGGCGGCACGGGAATCGCCAACGCAATTACGGACGTGCTGCTGCGAGGTGCCGAATACTTTGCCAGCGTGTTCGACAAGTTCGTGGCGGACTTTGGCTCGTTCTTGCCAACCATTGAAAACGTCAGCACTGGGTTTTTGGCTACGGCCGATACGCTCATCGGAATCAGCGAAACGTTTCGCGCGTTGTTCAACATCTTTGAAATTGCTGGCAACGCCCTGGCGATGGCCCTTGGAAAGTTCCTCGAGGGCATTGGCAGTTGGGTAAGCGACGACGTGGCTGAGTTTGGCCGCGAGCTGCAGGCCCAGTCCCAAGAGGCATACGACAGGAACGCCCGCGAGCTCGAGGCCGCAGCGTCCAACGCTGCCAACGCCGTCGTGGACGTGTTCACCGGCGGCGAGGGCGGCCCGCAGCAGGCAGGACGCGGCGCTGCCAGCCAATTCCTGCAAGGGCTGCAGCGGCAGATTCAGGAGTCCCGCAAGCCCGAGGTGCAGGTTCAGACCAACCTCGCCCGGACGCAAAAAGACCTTGACCAATTCCTGAAAACCGCCACGGACGGCGGCTCCGAGTTCCTGCAGCAATCGCAGGGCACGCTCGAGACGTATCAACAGATGATCAAGAGCGGCGAAACGAACGCCACCGTGTTGCAGATCATGGAAGGGTTCATGAAGAACCTGAACGCCGAACTGCAAAAGGAAAAGGGTTTTCGCGAAGAGGCGCGTGCGGCGGCCGAGGCGCAAGTCAAAGCCGACCAATCGCGAATCGCCAACCTTGAAAAAGCGAACCAGGCACAGAACAAGATCGCCGACGACCTGGCCGCCGTTGAGCGCGAGCAGCTGCGGGTTCAGAAAGAACTGAACGCCGCCCGCGACTCCAGCCAGCGGCAACAGGCTGACCAAGCCACGGCACGATTGGCTCAGCTCGATCAGTTGCAAGCCAGCCTGCAAGAGCAACAGCAGGCCGCGACGCAGGGGTTCGCGGAAGGTTTCACCAAGACCTTCGACGTGACGACGAAAGGCATCGAAGACCTTATCCGCAAAACGGACGCGTTTGGTGAGGCCGGGCTGGCGGCGGCCCAGACGTTGCGCGACGGAATTGCCGAAACGCAGGACAAGGTGCGACAAGGATTTCTCAGCCGTGAAGCGTACGAGCAAGAGATCGCTGCACGGCGGCAAGCGTTTGAACTGACCGTTGCGGCCATTCGCCAGGAAGAACAGGAAAAGCTTGCCGCCGCCAAGCGTGTCGATGACTTCCTGCGCACCGGCATCGACGCCCGCCGCCAGGCCGAACTCGACGCCACGGCACAGCTCGAGGAGCGGAGGAAGCAGGCGGCCCAAAACGTCGCGGCCATCCAGGCCAGAATCGACGAAGAGGCTCGCCGCAACCAGGAGGCCCGCGACAAGGGCAACCTGCGGGACGCCCGAGACAGTGCCACCCGCCTGCGTCAGCTGCGTGGTCTGCAGCGCGAAGAAGAGCGGATCGCCGAGGGCACGACCAAGCGGGTGCAGCAGACATTCTCAAGGGCGTCGCAACAGCAAAACAGCACGTTCGACCAGTTTGCCAACGCTGCCAGCCGCCAGGTGCAGCAGTTCAACAATGCGGTCACTAGCTCAATCGGCGGCGTGAACGAGGCCCTGGCGGCCAGTGCCGACGGCATGCGCAGCATCTTCCGGCAACAGCAAGCGTCGCTGATGCTGGGCCCGCAGCAGATCGCGGTGGCGGACGCGCGAACCGCCGAGGGTCAGCAGATGATCCTCGACGCGGCGGCCCAGTCCCAAGACCCACGACTCATCGCCGCTCGGCAGACCAACAGAATCCTGCAGCAGATGGCTACTGGCCTGACAAACAACCTCAACCGCATCGGCATCCCGGCGGCAATCCCATGAGCGTCGTAAGCGTCAAAGAACTGTTTCGCAAGAACGTCTACGAGATCAACAAGGCTCGGCAGCTGACGCGCGAGTTCGTGATCGTGTTGTCCGATGGCGTGCTGGACAGCCCGATGGCCGAGAGCGTGCCGTTCAACGCCTCGCAGATTCCAGACCTCGGAGCCGTTCATCCGACCTATGCCGGCTACCGCTGCCGTAAGGTGACGTACACCGAGGGCCACGAGGGCTCGCCGTACCACGTTCATGTTGTGGCTGAATATGGCGTTATCACCAGTCGCGACCTTCAAGCCCCTACAAGCCGCGCCAGCCTGTGGGAGTTCGACACCGCCGCGGGCGAGATTCCTGCGCTCGCTTACTACGACGGGAGCGGCAACGGCACGCTGCGGCCGCTGACAAACTCTGCCTTCGACTACTTTCCTGGGCTGGTGACGCAGGAGTCCATGATCTCGGCCAAGGTCACGCAGAACTTTGCGTCGCTGCCAACGTCGTGGATCGGTGCGCAGAACTTCACGAACGACTCTGTGTATCTGGGCTGCCCGGTGCACACCTGGAAAGTTGCCGGCGTTCGTGTCGCGCAGACCGAGGAGGAGTTTAACGGAAGCGTCGTGCGCTACTGGCAGGCTACTGCGGATCTGCACTACCGCCAGAGTGGACACAACCTCCAGCTGCCCGACGTGGGCTGGAACTTTATCGGCGGCAACCAGAAACGCCGAGCGATGGTGTTTGATTTCCAGAACGCCGAGTGGGTGCCGTCTCCGAATCCCGTGGGGCTCGATGGCAACGGTGGCCTGACGAACGGCGCTCCTGCGATTCTGAACCGCCGCGTGCTGCCGGTCGCCGACTTTCAGTCGCTGTTCGGCAATCCGCCCACTGTGCGCATCAGTTGACTCATGGCCGACCTGACGCAGTTCGACCTGGGCTCGGCAACGCGGATCGCGCGCGTGGTGCGGCACGTCGAGCAGGACGTGCGGACACGGCCGCTGACGTTTGACTCGGTGCAGCAGTCGCAGCGGAAGATGTTTCGCGTTTGCACGTTCACGGGGGCGTGGAGCAAGAACTCTGCAAAGGTCGTGACGTTCAAGTACCAAACCAGCACGCCGAACACGGTGTCGGCCACGAACCTATTTGCATCTATCGCGACTGCGGCGCAGTCGGTTCGCAACTGTGCCATCGCGCGCGAGGGCACCGCGTGGTTCCTGATCGCCGCGGAGTGCTGAAGTATGGGATTCATGCTGGGCAGCAGTTGCAACTCGTGCTGCGGCCCTTGCCCGTGCGAGTCTGGCGAAGAATTGCCGGAGGCTATCTCGGTAGAGTTTGAAGGGCTGGTGCTGACTTACACACGAGGTGCGTACCTATCGGCGTGCTTCGGAACTGGAGCGGCACTGACCGCTCACACCGTCGACGGCTCCGTGGTGTTTGTCGAAGTTATAGGCCAGGGCAGCGGGTACGCCGTCCTCGGGAGGGCGCAGCAGCAGCCAAGCCTTTTGTTCTCGGCGTCATCAACTACGCCGGCCCTGGTTTCGGTTATTACGGAGCAGCAGCAGGACGAATGTGGGCGGCCGTATTACGCAGTGACCGGGGTTGTGATTGAGGATGGAGGCGGTGGCTATACGCTTGGGCAGCAGTGCCAGTTCCTACCTGGCCCAGGAGACACACAGGAGCAGGCTGCTCAGGCTACCATTGTCGTGAACGTGGAGCCACCGAGTGCGTGGACTTTTATTCCAGTAAACGGACAAGGGCAAGGAGCCTCAATCTCGCCCACGCTGAATCCGACGGGTACGCCCGAAGCCGCCACTTGGGGGATCTCTTCTACCGCGATATCTGGCGGCTCGAACTACACCGTCGGCGAGCAGGTAATTGTTCGGGCCGCCGATGGAGAAACGCTGTCTGATGCCATCCTTGAGATGACAGAAATAGATCCGCAGTTTTATCGAGGAGAGCCCGATTTTGACCTGTTCCCGAGCAACTCAGCCGGCGGCTCCGGCGTGGTGCTGTCGTTTCTGACCTACGAATTTTGGTTCGGCTTTCCACCAAGGTGGGCTATTTACGAAGCCTCGGTCCAGGCTGGCGGCTCGGGCTACTCGGTGGGCGACATCATCACACCAGGCACTACCTCAGGCGTGGTGGAGTCGCCTGCCGAAATTTACGTCGCCGAGGTCGATGAGAACGGCGCTGTTCTGTCGGTCTTCGTGGGCGTGGAGGGGGCAGCGTACTCTACGACCAGCGGGACTGCGTATGGCGCGGCACTTGCGGCGACAGTGCTGCAATCTGGAGAGTTCTACGGTACAGACGACGGTAAAATCATCGCAGTTTCGATTACCAACGGGGGGCGATACTACCGTGAAGACCCGTCCCTGCCTCCGCTTGTTGCAGAGGCTACCGTATCAATATCAGGCGGACCTGGAATAATCGACGGCACGGCGGTGCCTGTGATCGACGCCGAAGTTGGCTCGGCTACGTTCGGCAAGGTCGTGCAGGTGAACGTCACGAGCGGGGGGTCGGGGTACGGCACAACCGCCGACGGATTCAGTATTTCGCCATGCGACCTTGACAGACTAAACGGTCGCGCCTATCTCATCAGGAAGAGCCCCACCATCCCATGCGAGTATTCCGCCTGCCTAGACGGATTCCTCGTTACCGTCAGATACAACGGCTACAACAATTCGCCGACTGTGACCGTGAACCGCGTTTTATGGCCGCACACTCAAACTAGGTGCGGACTGTTACTCAAGGCTTTGTCGAGTGACGCCCCGTTCCCGTGCGACCCTCTTGAGTTTACTGCGGTTCACCCTTACTCGGGATCGGCGACGGTAGCGGCAGCCGAAGCGTCTGGTGTGATTGACTGCGATAAGATACGGAACGCGAACTCAGTGACCCTGAGCATTGAGGCCAGCGATGTCCTGACAAACTCTTTGCATACA